CTTCGTCTATTGTGTTATTACTTAATCTCGCAAATCGTAATTCTTGTGAATAGTGTATGAGTTGACCTTTACGATTCATATAATCCAATATGTCAATATTATCGTTTGGGCCAATATGAGAAGAAACGTATTTAATCTCTTCCCACTGTGCTAACAGTTCGTCTACGTTATTGATTAACTGTTGCATCTTCCATTCCTGCTGTGCGCAGTCTAACAATATGTCCAATCATGTATGATTTTGCTTCCAAACCTTTCATAATGCCTAGCCATTTATTACGCAGTAAGGCTACTTCGTTAATGATGGTTTCCATATCAATAACTTCGCTTTCACCATCGACATACTTTTCAGCATCGCGACTGGTCAGCGCACGTGCATAGGCTTCAAGATACTTTTTGTAGTGGTCCTGACGGATTTTACGAAGTTTGATGTTGAGAAAGTTAAGCACCGCTTCAATCTCCTGTAACTGATTGAAACGTTGCTCTGTAACTCCGGGTAAAGTAGCTAGGCCTTTTTCAATATTGCCGTGTACCTTAACTTCATTTTTAGCCTGTGCTAGCTCATTACTATAGTAGTCAATGAAGTCAGGCAATGCGCCAATATTTTGTACTACTCGGTTATACCACATACTTACTCGTCGTCGTAGTCGTTTTCAGGTTCGGCTTCTTCGCCTAGATATTCTTCCACAGCACGTCTAAGGTATGCATCGGTACCGCCAAACTTTTTCAAATCTGCTTCTGTAATGCTGTGATCAGCAACTACATTAACCACATGATCTGCTACTGCCTGTCGATCTTTTTGTGAAATATATTCCTTAGTAGTAAGCCACATTTCACTTAACAAATCAATTTCTAAACTCATTATTCAGTCCCTTGTTCAAGTACTTGGTTTTCAGATAAATCTTCGTCTGCTACGTCGGTAGCTTTTGTACTTAGCAAATGCACATTAGTTGAAATTTCTTTCATTACTTTATCTAGACACTCATCTTCATTACGTTCCCATGCTTTACGGAATTTTTTAATAACAACCCCGTCTGCTAGTGTGTAGACTAAACTGTTGCCTTCTTTTTTCAGCATGTTTTTAGCTTCTAACATATCTACCATACCTGAATAAGGACTCATACCAGTTTCATATGGAATCTCTACTTGTACACTCTCAAACGGTTTAGCATATCGTGTCTTCATAATCTTACAAGCGGCACGGATACCGTTAACTGTTGTGGTCTTATTACCGTCAGCGTCTGTTTTAAGTTTAAGTTTACGCATAGCTACAACAATACTTGAAGCATAGATAAAGCCTTGACCGCCACTAATCTTGTCATCTGGGTCAAACATATCCTGTGACGCATACGTATGGTTAGTTGCTACTAGACCTAAGTTTAATGTACCAAACATGTTCACACAGTTACGTACAAGTGCTGTTAGTGCTTTAGGTTTACGACCCATATCACCTTTCATTTCACCTGCTTCAAACTGGTTAACGTCTGTCGGAGTTAACATCATTCCTAAACTGTCTAGAACAAACAATACTTTAGGACGGTCTTCTTCTGGAAGGGTACGATACTCTTTAACAAAGTCACTGATAACTTTAGCCACATCATCAATCATAGCCATGTTAAGTTTAAGCAGTTTACTTTCGTCTGTATCTACACCCAATGCGTGTAGCCATGCTTCGTCAAGTGCGTTTTCTGTATCAATTAAAATAACATAAATGCCTTGCTCCTGTGCATGACGTACAATATTACCCGAACAGATAAATGATTTTCCTGCACCCGATTCACCAGCAAACACAGTTACCTTACCCATAGGAATGCCTTTATTAAAGTCTCCGCTTAATAGATAGTTTAATGTGTAGTTGCCTGTACTGATCCAATCTGTAGGATCGTTAAAGCCAATACCTAACCCATCAATTGATTTGGTAATTGATTTTCTAAATTTACTAATGTCGAATGGTTTTGCCATAATGTTTTCCTTTGAGTGTGTATTAAGTTTATTTTACATGAATTATACTGCTATGTCTACATGTAATGACATATATCTTTTCCAAAATTTACCAATTGCACTAGGATCAAAGTCATCGAATCCTAGTTGAGTATATAACTGTTGCATATTGCTGATAAACAATTCTGCAGCAAAAATAGTCGAGTCCACATCAACAACTATTTTTTTATTTTTTACAAGATGCCACAGATAGAATTTTTGCATTTCATCGTTGTCAGTTATGTAATTATCATTTTCAAATTGTTCCCAGGTTGGCCAATCGTGTCCTTTTAGTATATTGTATTTTTCTTTACAATAATTACCTGCGTATGATTCAATCGGTTGTAGATTTGATGTTTTTAGTTTTGCTGCAATATCAAAGAATTTTCTATAATTTTTTAACATTATCACAGTGGCATTAGGCCACACTTTAAGCAAATTTAATACCTCGCCCGGACCTCTATGAGAGCAAATGAAGAATTTTAAATTTGATTTTGATAGCTGCTCGGTGAGTGAATTTATATAATTAATAGTTGGGCTACCTGTTCTCCATAGTTCCTGGACCGGTCCATATATGTCAGCATCGCCATATTCATACATTGATATCCAATTTAGCATGTCATGCCTCGGTGCTAGCGAATTTAATGCAGTCTCTAGTCTAAACTGATAATCATTGGGACTATTAATCAAATATTCAGCAGCACGAGTATCCTGCGGTACAGCATACTTACTCAATGATAAACAATTGCTTATAAATTTGCCGCCGGCAAATGGTGTAAATTGTATAATAACTGGATTTGTGCTGTCGAAATTAACCATTGAATTTCTCTAGTTGTGTTAGGTAATGTTTACTCATGTACCAATCATAATTATAATCAACCGTGTCTTTTTCTATTAGATATAAATCATGCCAATCGGCAGTGGTCAAATGACCAAACTTTGATAACATACTTAGAAGTTCTACTAATCGAACAACTGGATTGGTAATTGAGTCAAAGTCATAATTAAATATTGTAGTGAATAGTTTAAATCCGTATATTTCAGCTAAATGCCGGTGCCAGCCCGGTTGACTATAACCTAGCCATAAAGATTTACCTACTACTGGATATAAAAACTTTTCGGTAACAAACGGTACGTTGCTGGTTGCCATTGTTTCCGATACTATTTGTATAAATGATTGATTTATCTTGTCTAATAGTATTTTTATATTACGTTTATGATTATAGCGTGTATAGTCAATTGAATAGATATTATTATAAAACTCGTCCGCATCAGTACCATCTGCTATGATAAATTTTCTATAAAATCGTTCATCTAGACTAGATTCAAAACACGCAATTATATTACCATCGATTCGATCTTTATATGTGGAGAAATTTTTAGTATTGTATTCAGGTGTAAACCAACCAAATTTATGTAGTGCCGATGTTAACAATTGTCGCGATATATGTTCGGACCCATTAAAAGAACATACAAAGTTCTTAAAATCTTTTTCTTTATCGACTAATTTAATATTAGTAAAGTGTGAGAAATTTAATGTATGCTGATACTCTGATGAAAACCGAATATTTAAATTTGAATAATTAGCATGAACCGCCTGCGATAAAACATTATGATATTGAATGTCGTATTGTTTGCCCTGCGCACCTGCGTAATCGTTTATACTATCTAATACCGCATTACAATTATCTACGTCAAATCCACCAAGGTGATCAAGCAATTGAAACCTGGCTGGTAGGCCGGCAAAGTCGATTGCCGATTCGGGTAAGAGTTGATATTGTGTTATTTGCAATTTCTACTCCACCATATATTATAAATTTTGCTTAACAAATCTTTATCGGGCATTGCCAGTGAACTACTTTGTGTAATTTGTTCTATATTATCAATTACAGTGTCTATAGAGAATATATTATCAAGATCAAATACTAAATTATTCACTAGTTGATTGCTTGGGTGTTGATACAAAGTTTCTGTACTAGAAAATAAATTAAATTCTGGATTTTGGGAAATATTAATCATCTTAAATTCATCAATACTATCAACTTGTATCACAGCATTGCCAGTGAAGAATTGTTTTACTAGCTCTTTTCTTTTTGGGTTGCAGTATGCAGGATCATGTTGTAATTGTCTAATTAGCATAGGTGCTTCGACATAATAGTGTTTTGACCATACCATTTGCTCGACCCATGCTCTAGCACGTTCTGACGTGATAATTACATTAACAAAAATACTGCCTGACATAAATTGAGGTATCTCAGATTTATGTAATATTAAATTAACTTTTTTATTTGCCTGTACATTATCAAAATAATAATCATCGTGGCCATCAACAAGCAATTGATTATATTCTTCAAAAGATACCTGCGTGCCTCGATCGTATGTGCCGCTGTAAAAATCCGAGCGATATGGTAAATCAGGTTCTAATCGTAAATGATAGGTTAAATCAACGGGGAACTTTGAATCAACGTAATTAACATATGATTCAGCAAACTTATCTGTGCCCTTTATTGCTTCAATGGATGACTCCCAATGAGCAATATCATTACTTAATTGAAGTGCAGTCGATAGAAATCTACCAGCTCCGCCACTTGGGTATCTTACTACGATGAATGGAGACTTATGCATTCTTAGTGAGAGTTATTGTTTCTATATAATCCAATTCAATTGCTGAATCGATTACTTTTACTAGTTCGTCAACAGTCATATGTTGTCTAGTATCATAAAAAGAATTAACAGTTTGATCATCGTGTATTCTTCTATTCTTAGCAAATGATGTTTTAATCCTACCCGGGCGGATTTCTATTAATCGGTAATTAGAATTTTTTAATTCATCACGCATACATTGTATGAATGTAGTTAGCCCAGCTTTACTTGCGGAATAAATGCTATCGCCGCCCAATGAAGATTCAACCGCTCTGCTAGTAATAAAGATAATTTTACCTGTGGGATTTTGTTGAATAAATTTCTGTGTTAGATAAATTGGTGCCCGAAGGTTGACATCGAGTATATCAGTCCAAGCTTCTATATCATGAGTTAGTATACCCTTGCCTCCGCCGTGACTATGACCGGCATTGTTGATTAATACATCAACTCCGGATAAATCAACAGTTTGTAGATCGGATAGTGTGCTTAAATTAACTATCGGTTTGTCAATTGACAAGACATTATGGTTAAGCAATAGATGTTCTTTTAATGCCAACCCTAAACCTGAGGTAGTGCCAGTAATTGCTATTTTCATTTTTAGAAAAGAGGGATAGTACTTAAACTATCCCTACTCTTTTATCAATTAAGCAGTTTTCTGACGATTGCGAATCATTGCTAAAATGTCTTCAGCACGTTGTCCGCCAGCTGCCGGAGTAGCTATTGGTGCTGTTGGAGCACTAACTTCTACTTCATCAGTATCAAACGGAGCATCTGCTACTGGAGCAATTGCCACCGGAGCACTTTCAACATGCTCAGAAACAACTGCACGGTCTGCCGGTTGAGCTGCTACATCACTAGCCGCAGTAGTCGTTGCAGGAGCATTTGATGTGTATGAACCGCGTGGTTTAAAGTACGCACCCCATTTTTCTTCATCATATGGTTGACCATCAACACTTGCTTCAAACATTTCTTTCATGATTTTAAGCTCTGCTTCGTTTGGACGTTTAGGCAAGAAGTCAGCAAGGTTATATAAACCAAACTTCTCAATTGCTTCTGCTTCGTCTACAGTTAATGCAGATTCTTTACGTGACCATTTTGAAGTACTGTAGTCAGCATAACCACCTTTACTTGTTTTAGTAGCAGTAAAGTCCAAACCACCTGCATAGTCAGTTGGCAAGTTTTCTAACTCTGGATCCATCAATGCTGATTTAACCAAGTTAAAAATCTGTGGGCTAATGATAAAGCGACGAATTGGATTTTCTGGAGTCTTATCATCTTTCAATGGATTTTCACGTACAAAGCCTTGGAATAAGTATGATTTCTTTTTCCAGTATTTACGACCCATTTCTTCTAAACTTGGATCTTTAAACCATGTACGTACTTCTGCTAGGATCGGGCATGATTCACCCCACATCTCAACACATGGTACTTGTACTGTTGTTTTTTTACTGTCTGTTTGGCCTTTAATGCCAGCGAACTCTAAGTTGATCATATTACGTTCAACCCAGAAGAATGTGTTTTTTGGATCTGCATCTGGTAAGAAACGGATACGTGCTGTTGCACCTTCGTCAATATTCCAGTGTGCATAGATTGCGTTGTCGCCGCCGCCTGTGGATGATTTACCTGAACTACGTGTGTCTTGCGCTTGTAACTTTGCTCTGATTTCTGCTAATGATGTTGCCATGATGTATTTCTCCTGTTGTTTTAAGTTGGTCTTAATATAAGTAACTTCCCGCTACCTACAATAGTATTTATCACCTATGCATTAATAATACGTTATATTGATAGCAAGGTCAAGTAAAAAGTTTAGATATTTTTACCAAAATATGGGAGTAGCTCATCTATTAGTTTACTGTATCCTACAATGTCTGGGTGTACTTCTTTCCAATTACTATATATAAGATCCAATTTCTCAGCGGCTACAATAGACATTGGCTTAAATTCTGTGCCAAATTTCTGCATGAATTCTGGAGTATCTGCTAGTTGGCTATACCATTCTGGGTCGCTTAGATATACATCTTCTAATAGATTAGGTATTAATAATTTAGTGGCACTAGGTACTACAGATGTTAAATTACTATATTGTTCAATACTCGGGTGTAGTTGACCCCAACACCCTAACATTAATACCTGTACATTATGTTGCAGAGCAATTTCATTTAATTTAGTATAGAATTTAGAAAAATAATCAGCAATCATATCATCTAAACTATCGTATTTCAATAAAGAATCAACAAACGTATGCTCTAATTCTTTCCACTGTGTGAATTCAGCATCGGGCGGTTTCTTGACATATAGATAGTGTTCTCTAAATATATCTGTTTGCAGGAATACAATATAATCCACAGTATCCCAGGCAATTTCTTTATATTCGTCACTGTGAGAATGCCCATATAAAGACCTGCCTGTATTGTTCCAATTACCTTCCATACGATCAAGTTGTAACCAATTCGAGCCACCGGCTTTGCTTATATTAATCACAGTGTGCCCGTGTTCTTGTAGTATAGATGCTGGGCCGATACCTAAAGGACCGTAGTCACTGCCAGTGCCACCGAATACACCGATACCCCAACTGTCACCTGCTAGTACTATTGTGCTCATTTATTGTGGGATGATACTAATTTTAAATAATGATGTCTATTATACTCTATTGTTGGCAACATTTCTTGGAATATACTGTTAAGCTCGTCTAAGGAAAATGTAGCTATACGATCTATTTCTTGTTTAATAGCTTCAAATCGCTGATAATTATTTTCAATTTGGTCATAACTTTCATCAAACCATGGGCTAAATGTTTTAAATCCTGCTTGTTGTAACCGTGTTAGGCTGTGTGCGCCTGACATCATAATGAATGGTCGACCTATATATAAATTCTTAATTGCTTTTTCTGTGATCCATGTATTACTCACACAGTCTGTTTCTACAACAATTTCCATAAAATAATCATGATACGGTTTACGGCCGGCACCTACTATCATGTCATGACTGTATACTCGCATTGGAAATAGTTGATCATATACAATAGGTGTATTGGCGTCGGCCCAGGCTATATCATCTTCGAAGTGTTTACGAAATGGTAGATCAACCAGCATACCACGTTCTTGATATGATATGTACGAGTCTTCTCTATAGTGAGTAAACAATTGTCGAGCTATTTGTAATCGATAAAACGTGCCTCGGTGAAACCATGCGGCAAATTTCTTAGTAAATCGATTAGTAGACATAGGTATGTCTTTAATAGTTGGATATAATACATTTATCCACATTTGTATGCTGTCATGTTTGAGTATAGTTACATTGGGTATATCTAAATCATCTCTACAGAACATAACACAGGTTTCGGTAGTAAGATTGTATTTTTTAATAATCAACTTGACAATTTCTATGCCGCCTGACAGAATCGGATTACAACCGTCTTCGAATACAAAAAGAAAACGTTTGCCTTCGCCTATTTTATCAACTTGATATATTAATTGATCAGTACCCATAAATGCATAGTTACGATCAAACATACTATTAAAGTTAAGTGCAATTACATCTTCTATTTCAATGATAGGCACACTTCTGTCTGCCCATGGTCTATTTAAATATACCTGCCAGAAAAATTTTGTTAATTTATGCATACAAATATTTATTACTCAAGAAAAAAGGCATTAAAAAATGCCTTTTTATAAAACTAATTTGTTATTATTGTAGCCCTGCTATTTTACGCATTTGTGCGATATCTTCATCAAATTGTTTACTGTATAATGACACATCGTCTTCTGGTTCATCTTTAGCTATTGCCTTGATACCATGAGGGATAGTTTTAAGTTTGTCTTTGAAGCTTAATGGTTTTGCGCCCATACGTTTTAATTTTTCATCTTTGTTAACGTGATCTTCGTAACCTTCTGCTAATGCCGCTTTCATTTCTTCTTTAGATTTGTTATACTTTGCCTGAAATTCTTCATCTGATAGTTCTGTAAGATCCATGTCAACTTCTTTCATACGTCCTTCGTTCATTTCTGGATATTCTACGCCCACTTCGTTATATACTTGACGGACCATAGCACTAATATCACTTGAGCCTAATTCTTCCATCGGTGCGTGGAATGATGCTACATCACGTGCAGCATTCATAACACCATCTGGGCCTGCTTTCATTAATAGTTCTTGGTGTTGCCTAATGTTGCTTGTAATTCTACGAATAATTGCTGTTTGGATTGATTCAACTTGGTCTTCATCGTATTCGCCTTCGCTCATTCCACGATTAAACTGATCTGGGTTGTCACGATCTTGGTCAAATTCTAAATCGCTACCATATTCTTGATCAGGTTCGTCAAGGTCACGATCAAATTCCATGTCGTCACCACCTTCATCAACTGTCTGATCGGCTGGCTCTACGTCGCCGATTTCGTTCATAACTTTACCGTAGATTTCTGGCATATTTTCTTGTACCCAATCCATAACTACATCACGTGCATCAGCTTCTGGGTCTTGGTCTGCTAGTGACTCTAACTGATCAAACAATACATCGTCGCCAATTAAGTTGTATAATGCGCTGGTAGCATTAGTAGCATCTACACCAACAATAAGTGGTTCCATTAGTAAATCGATTAGTTTAGTAACTTGTTCTTCACCTTCTGGTGTAGCCCATGTACCTTCAGCTACATTAGTAGCCCATGATTCAAATTGTTGTGCGAATTTATTAGATTTTTTCATATTATATGCCTTTTGTACAATTGGTAGTGCCGAATCAGTTGCGTCATTGTAAGTTTTTCTAACGAAACGCTCACGCATACTATCAACGTCAAAGTCATCCATTAGAGTTTGTTCATCCATCTGGAAACTTTCTTTGCAAGCAGCGTAACCCTTACGTCCGCTCATTCTTTTTAGAGTGTCATTCAATAAACCATGATATTCAAATGCCGCTTCCACCATAGCTTGTGTTTCGGCATCTTCAAATGTTCTACGTACCATTTGTGATTTAAATGGGCGTAGTTTACTACATTCTTCTGCTACTTTAGTAATGTGTTGACCGAAATCATCATTAACATTACCGCCTTCCGATACGTGGCGTGCCATAGCACGTGCGTATCTTAAATTGTTGTATGGTAATTTGAAACGCTCACCGTCTGTTGTTTCAACAAACAATGCTTTAATTTTGCGACTACGTGCGCCACGTTGCTCTGGGTCTACTCTATCGCTGTGACGTACAATAATCTTTACGTTACCATCTTGCTCGTAACTGCTACGACTTGTGCCGTGCATTCTGCTTTCACCGATAACTTCGTCTT